CGCCAGAACGATCAGGGCGGCCGCATCGCCGTTCTCGCTGTCGCCGTTCGGGTCATAGGACAGCCAGACCTCGCCCGCGTAGGGCCGCCCCATGCCCAGGATGATCCGCGCCTTGTCGACGTCGGGCCAGCTGTCGCGCGGATCCACCATGCACGGCGTCAGCACGGCCATGGGGAACACCGACAGGGTGTCGTCCACGAAGCCGCACATCAGCAGGTTGTCGAACTCGGGGACCGAATACTCGTCGCGCAGCTCGTCTAGGTCGAACAGGTCGCAGCCCAGGCGCTCGGCGTCCTCGATCGTGACCATGTGGCGCCAGATCTTGTCGGCGCCCATCAGGCCGTCTTCGTTCAGCGCCGCCCAACTGACATCGAACTCCCGGCGCTTGTCCTTCGTGCGCCGCTTGTTCCATTCCTCGCCGGTCCAGAACTTATAGGCCTCGTGCGTGACCGATGACGGCGTCGAGAAGTAGGTCTTCCGATACCGCTTCTGCATCGCCATGCCGCTGGCGACCTTCTTCAGGGTGTCGAAGCCGTAGACCCAGAAGAATTCATCAAAATAGAAATCGCCGTGATAGCCCTGCGCCGTGCGCGCATTGGTGCCCAGGAAGATGAGCTCGGGCTGCTCCAGCGGCTTGCCGTCCTCGTCTTCCCCGCGGTCGATCACGATCGGATCGCCGGTCAGTTCGACGCCGATCTCCTTCATGACGAAGGCGCGGATATAGCCCTTGAAGACGTGCGCCTGGCTTTTCGACGCGGACAGGAAGATCTGGTTCTTGCCGGTCTCTAGGGCGACGATCAGCGCCTCGAGGGCGAAGTAGTAGGTGGCGCCGATCTGGCGCGACTTCAGGATCGCCCGGCTGCGCAGTTCGCGCTTCGACCACCAGACCTCCTGATAGCCGAACATCAGCTTCAGCAGCGCGGCCTTCAGCACCTCGACCTGATCGGCCGTGATCCGGTTCTTCTCCGGCTTCTTCTTCGGCCCGGCGTTGCGGTTGGCGACCTTCGGATTCAGATCGCCTTCATGGCCTCCGGGCTCGCGATAGCGCCGGATCCGCGCGAACCGCTCCGCCTGCCGCGCCAGCAGGTCGATCTCCTTGAAGTCCAGCCCGGTCTTGGCGGCCTTCATCGTCAGGGCGACGTATCGAGCCTCGGTGACGCCCTCCATCCGCTCCAGCGGCGAGGCTTCGTCCCACTTGTCCCGGCTCTTCCAGCTGGCGATCGTGCCCTCGGGCTGGTCCAGCAGCCGGGCTATGTCCGTCAGCCGCCACTGCGACCAGTAGAGGAACTTCGCGGCCCGCCGCTCATCCAGCATCGCCGCAACCGGAAAGCCGAAACCGCCGCAGGACGCCAGCAGCGCGCCCAGGTCGTCAGACCCGCCGGGCTCCGGCCCGTCCTGCTTCTTCGGTTTCAGTCTCATGGGCGCGGACGCTACCCGCGCGACCCGGCCCGATCTGACGGCCTGCTGTGGTCAGGTCCGCCCCGCACCACAGCATCGCCTTGAGAACAGCCGCCGGTCAGCGGTGATCTGCAGCCTCACTCGCTGGCCCGGCCAGCCGCCCTGCAGATCGCCCGAGGCTCCATGTCGAAGAAGCGCACCACCAAGTTCACCCGCGTCGCCGTCGCCGGCCTGACGGCCTCGGACGGCCGCACCATCGAGCCGCAATGGCTCCGCGACATGGCGGCCACCTACAACCCCAAGACCTACACGGCGCGCCTGAACGTCGAGCACTACCGCAACGCCTCCGCCACCGGCCCCTTCCCGGCCCTGGGCGACGTGATCGCCCTGAAGGTTCAGGAAGACGACATCGAGATCGGCGGCAAGACCGAGAAGCGCGTCGCCCTCTACGCGCAGATCGAAGGCAATGAGACCCTGCAGGGCTACGTCGCCGCCGATCAGAAGAAGTTCACCTCAATCGAGGTCGAGCCGAATTTCTCCGGCTCGGGCAAGGCCTACCTGATGGGCCTGGCCGCCACCGACAGCCCGGCCTCCCTGGGCACCGAGGCCCTGCAGTTCTCGGCCCGCACCGACGACGCCTACGCCAAGCAGCTGAAGGCCGACCTGGACGCCCGCAAGCAGCACGACACCTGCCTGTTCTCCGCCGCCTTCGAAACGCGGATCGAGTTCGCCGATCAGGAGAACCCGGCCGCCGACGCCGACACCCTGATCGACCGCCTCGTCGCCCGCTTCACCAAGGCCTTGCCGGGTTCGGAGCCGACGCCGCCGGCGGCGTCCCAGCCGCCCGCCGGCCAGGTCGACCTGGCCAGCCTCGCGACCGCCTTCACCGACGGCTTGCGGGAACTGGGCCAGAGCTTCCGCCAGGCCCTGGCCCAGGCGTCGCAAGACACCAACGCCCGCTTCGCCAAGCTCGAGAGCGAGCACGCCGCCCTGAAGTCGGACATCGAGGGGACGCCGGAGCGCTCCTACTCGGCCCGCCCGACCCACGCCGGCGGCGACGGCGCCCAGCTGACCGACTGCTGATCCTCAACGTTCGCCACCGCCCCCTTCCCCGACGCCCCGGCCACGGAACCTGACCCCGATGAAGACCAAAACCCGCCTGCTCTACACCACCTGGCTGTCGCGCCAGGCCGAGCTGAACCATGTCGCCGAAGGCACCGTCATCGGCGAGAAGCAGTTCGCCGTGGAACCGTCGGTTCAACAGCGGCTGATCGAAAAGCAGCGCGAAAGCTCTGCATTCCTCGGCATGATCAACGTCGTTCCGGTTGACGAACAGTCGGGCGAGAAGCTGGGCCTCGGCGTCGCCGGCACCCTGGCCGGCCGCACCGACACCGACGTCAAGGATCGTGACACCCGCGACCCGACCACGCTCGACGCCGATCGGTTCGAGTGCAAGCAGACCAACTTCGACAGTCACGTCACCTACGCCAAGCTCGACCTCTGGGCCAAGTTCAAGGACTTCCAGATCCGCATGCGCAGCCAGGTCGTGCAGCAGCAGGCTCGCGACCGCATCATGATCGGCTGGAACGGCCTGATCGCCGCCAAGCAGACCGACCGCGTCGCCTATCCCCTGCTGCAGGACGTCAACGTCGGCTGGCTGGAGCAGATCCGCCAGAACCGCCCGACGCACGTCTTCGACACGGGCGCCGTCACGCCGGACAAGATCGTCATCAAGAAGACGGTTGGCGACTACCGGAACCTGGACGCCCTGGTCTACGACGCGATCGCCAAATTCCTGCCCGAGTGGGTTCAGGGCGACACCGAGCTCGTCTGCATCGTCGGCGCCGGCCTGCTGCACGAGAAATACTTCCCGATGGTCGACGGCGAGGACAAGCCGTCGGAGAAGATCGCGGCCGACATTCTGATGTCGAAGAAGAGCCTCGGCGGCAAACAGGTCGTTCAGGTTCCCTTCTTCCCGGCCGGCACGATCCTGGTCACGCGCCTGGATAACCTCTCGATCTATGAGCAGGAGGGCACGCGCCGGAAGACCATCGTCGACAACGCCAAGCGTAACCGCGTCGAGACCTATGAGTCGGTCAACGAGGCCTACGTGGTCGAGAACTACGACTTCGCCCTTCTGATCGAGAACATCGAGGTCCAGGACGGCGAGTAATCGCCGTCCACCCCTTCCCTCTCGCGGTGTAGAACGATGACCCCTGCTGAAATCGCCAAGGCCCGCGCCGAAGAGGCCGCCAAGGAAAAGGCCGAAGCGGCCGCCCAGGCGCAGGCCGCTGCGCTGAAGAAGGCGCGCCCGAAACTCCGGCCGCAGACCCGCGCCATGGCCGACGTGCCCACGCCCCGGCCTGGTCGCGCGTCTCCGGCGGCCCAGCGGCGCGCCTTCCTGATCGCGTCCAGTGCGGGCCGGGTTCTGGCCGCATCGGGCGTCGCGGTTTCGGAAACGGCCGTGAACGACGACATCGAGCTCTCGCCCGACGTCGCCAAGGTCGTGCTGCAGCTTGAGGCCGACATCCGACGCCTGAAGGAGATCAAGGCGACCGACCGCAAGGTCGAGGCCAAGATCCAGATGATGCCCGCCTATCGCGCCTGGTGCGACGGCGTGCTGGCGGCCGGCAAGGTCGACCCCAGCCCGCTCGATCAGGTCTTCACCACCATCATGGCCTGGACCATCGACATCGGCGACTACATGACCGCCCTGCCGATGCTGGAGCACGCCATGCTTCACAAGCTGGACATGCCGGCGGGCTTCAGCCGCGACCCCATCACCTTCGCCATCGACCAGATCTGCGAGGACGCCATCCGCGTCTATGACGCCGGCGGCGAGGCCGCTTCGACCTTCGAGGCCGGCGTCCTGCCCATGCTGCAGGACCTGGTGCGCGACCACGACGTCGACCTGCACGACGAGGTCGAGGCCAAGCTGCACAAGGCCATCGGCCGGGCCATCATGGCCGGCGCCGATCCCGAGAACGAACCGGACCTGCTCCAGCGCCGGAAGTCCGCCCTGGTCGAATATCAGGCTGCGCTGGCCAAGGACGAGCGCGTCGGGGTGAAGGGCGACATCGCCAAGCTCCATCGCGAACTGAAGAAGGCCGAGCCGGACTCCGGCAAGGCCTCGACCGACACGCCGCCCCAGCAGGGCGGCTGACCCCCTCGCCCCCCGGCGCTCGGGGCGGGGCTGGTCCGACAACAGCGGGTTCGCCCGTCTGCAGCGTCCGGCCAGCCCCCCACCCCGTAGCCGGATGGGCGCCGATCTGAAGGGCCAGCAGGCGGCCAAAACAGGAATCCCTCGCTCAGCGCCATGTCTGGACCCTTCTCCTCCCCTTCCCTCATCCCCGCCCCCGGCACGACCGCGCCCGCGGCCTCGATCGACTGCGGCCTCTTTTGGCCCGCGCTCGACCTGACCACCTTGCGCGCCGGGATCCGCGTCGACCAGGTCGTGACCGAGGAGCGGCTGCTCGATGTCGCCCGAAACGCCGTCCTCGACATCATGGTCGAGCTCGAGGCCTGGCGCTCCGAACAGGTCGCGGCCGGCTACGTCACGCTCGCCGATGTGCCCGGCCGTCACCAGGTCGACGGCTTCAGCGACTATCAGATCCGCTGGCTGCGGGCCGTCCATTCAGTGATCGCTGGCGATCTGGCCGACCGCCAGCTGGGCCAGTCCGCTCGCTCCGCCGGCATGGAGCGTGTCGAAGAGCTTGCAGCCGATATCGAGGTCCACCGCCGCAACGTCACCTACGCCGTCCGCGACTTCCTCGGCCGTCCCCGCATCATCGCGGAGACGATCTGATGTCGCGCGTCCTGCGCCCTGTCGAGGCCCTCGAGGGTGAAACCGTCGACCAGCTGGTCTGGCGCGAGGTCGGCCGCGGTTCGCCTGTGGTCGAGCGGGTGATGGAGGCCAATCCCGGTCTGTCGGATCCCGGCCTGTTCCTCAAGCACGGCCAGGTGGTCCTGATCCCGGCCGACGCCGATCGGGCGGCGCCGGCCCCCATGACCCAACTGTGGACCTGACGCCGTGAGCAAGACCCCCGTCACCTTCACCATCAGCCTCCTGCAGCTGTGCTTCGCCGTCGGCGTGCAGGTCCTGGTCGTCGCCATCTCGATCGGCGGCCTGTTCTCGCGCGTCGAGGCCATGGAGGCGGCCGTCCAGCCGATCCAGCGCGGCGACTTCGCCCGTCTGGACGAGCGCGTCCAGCACATCCAGGGGGACATCGCCTGGATCCGCGCCCAGCTGGAAAAGGAGCGCGATCGATGAGCCGCCCCCTGCCCGAGGCGCAGTGGCTCTACCGCCGCCTGTTCACCTGGGCCGTGACCGGCTGGGCGCTCTTCACCCTGCACGGCCTGATCCAGCGAATGCCCGAGGACGATCTCCGCGCGATCGCCACACGCCTGATCCTGCTCCTGGGCGCCCTGGTCGCCTTCTACCTGATCGGCCCAACCGCCGAACACATCATCGCGCTCGTGCGCGCCTGGCGAGGAGAAAAAGCCAATGACCGTTAAGTCCGTCCGCTATCTGGTCGTCCATTGCGCCGCCACCCCTCCATCGCGCGACATCGGCGTGAAAGAGATCCGCGCCATGCACCTGCAGCGCGGCTTCAGGGACGTCGGCTATCACTACGTCATCCGCCGTGACGGCCGGATCGAGAAGGGCCGCCCCGACAACGTCGCTGGCGCCCACGTCAGCGGCTTCAACAGCATCTCCCTGGGCGTCTGCCTGGTCGGCGGCGTCGACGCCAAAGGCAAGCCCGAGGACAACTTCACGCCCGCCCAGTACGCCGCTCTCGCCCAGTTGCTGCGCCAGCTGAAGGCCTCCTATCCGGCCGCCCAGATCCTGGGCCATCGCGACCTGTCTCCGGACAAGAACGGCGACGGCAAGATCACGCCGAACGAATGGCTGAAAGCCTGCCCCTGCTTCGACGTCCGCGCCTGGATCTCCTCGCTGGGCGGGCTGTGATGAAAGCCCTGACCCGCACCTTCAACTTCGCGTCGCCCATTGGCGTAATCCTCCGGCTGGTCCTGGCCGTCGGCCTGGCCCTCCTCGTCCTGGGCGCGATCGGCTTCCGCTTCGACCCGTTCGACAGCCTGCAGAAGCGCGCGGACCGGGCCGAGGCCTCGGCCGTCGCCGCGAACACCGACGCAGCCGCGCGCCGCATCGAGTCGGCCGGCGCGGCCGACACCGTCCAGCGCATCGACCGCATCACGGTCCAGATCCGCGCGGCCGACGCCATCGCCCATCAATCCGCCCTCTCCGCCCAGGACGCGCCCGATGCGAAACACCCTGTCGATCCTGCCCGCCTTACTCGCCTGCGCCATGCTGACCAGCAGCTGTGCGACCTCCGCCCCGGCATCTGCCCCGACGCGCCCGCCGCAGCGCGACATGCCGACCCAGGCGACGCAGCCCTGCACCCTTCCCCGCCTGCCTGACCAGGCCACGGCCGCCGAGCTCGAGAACGCCTTCACCGCGCGCGGCGTGGCGCTGCTTGCCTGCGACGCCGCCCGTCAGCTGGCCGTCGATGTCCACGCCGCCCAGAATGCTGACCAGGAGGCCTGGCTGCGCTCCCAGACACCGGCCTCGTCCTGGCGCCGGCTGTTCGGGGGACGCTGATGCGCAAGCTCAACAGCCTGAAGGGCCACATGACCGAGGCGCTGACCCACCGCGGCATGCGCCAGAACCCGGCCGATCTGCATTTCGCCATCCCTAGCGGCAGCGTCGTCGCCCGCGGGCGGCCGGGCCTCGGCTTCGAATACCGCTACACCCTGGTCATGGCCGTGCTGGACTGCGCCTATGGCCTGGACGAGATCACGGTCCCGCTGATGATGTGGGTCGCGCGGTGGCAACCGGAACTCCTCTCCCTGACGGCGGCCGACGGCGGAATCGATTGGGAGGTCGAGCTCCTGGACGACGGCAAGTCGGACATCATGGTCCGCATCCCCCTGACCGAGGGCCTGCACCTTCGGCCGCGCGAAGACGGCGGCCACGACCTGGTGCGGCCTGAAGAGCCCGTCCCCTTCGCCCTGGAGCAGGCCGCCCCCCTTCGGGCTGTGGGCCTGCGCGCCCGCACCGATCAGGAGATCGGTTTCCACAAGACCATCTCCAACCTGCCCGTCGCCGGCGTCGTCGGCATCACGCCCGCGGTCAGCTGGGATCTCCATAGCGACGACACCGAGGCCGGCATCCTGAACGGCGCCGACATCACCTGCCTGATCCGGCGCGGCGGCGACCGCTTCTGGGGCAACCGCGGCTGTTCGGCCGATCCGCGCTTCGCCTTCGAAAGCGCGGTGCGCACCAACCAGGTGCTGCGCGACACGATCGCCGAGGGCGTCTTCCCCTTCATCGACCGGCCGCTGACGCCCGCGCTGGCGCGCGACATTGTCGCCAGCATCAACGCCATGTTCCGCCGCCTGAAGTCGGCCGGCCTGATCATCGGGGCGGAAGCCTTCCTGACCGACGCCAACACGCCCGACCAGCTGGCCGCCGGCAGGCTGCGCATCGGCTACCGCTTCACGCCCTGCGCGCCGCTCGAGGACCTGTCGATCGAGAGCCTCATCACCGAGGAGTTCTACGCCGACTTCAACCAGATGGCCGCCTAAGCGTCAGCCTGAACCGCCCTCCCCAAGCCATTCGATTTTTTAGGAAACCTTTGCGATGAACCTGCCCCGCAAGCTCAAGGACATGGTGGTCCACGGCAACGGCGAAGCCTACATCGGCGAGAGCAAGACCTTCACCCGTCCGCCTCTTGAGATGGAGGGCGAAGACTGGCGCGGCTCGGGCATGATCGCCCCGATCAAGATCTTCACCGGCCTGCAGGCCCTAGAGGTCGAGCACACCTACGGCGGCGAGATCCCCGGCCTGAACAGCACCTTCGCCGAGCACCAGGTCGACGCTTCGCAGCTGCGCTTCACCGGCGCCTATCAGAACGCCGCCACCGGCGAATATGACCACGTCGAAATCGTTGTTCGCGGCCGCACCTACGCCATCGACGCCGGCGGCGACGAGATCGGCGGCGACACCGAGGTCACCTACAAGACCGCCTGCGTCTACTACCTGCAGACCCGCAACGGCCGGACCGAGTTCGAGATCGACGTCCTGAACAAGGTCTTCATCGTCGACGGCGTCGACCGCCTGGCCGAGGAACGCCGCATCCTGGGCTTCGCCTGAGGATGGTCGCCCTCAAGCAGCAATGCGGTAGGGCGGCCTCAAAGGGGCGCCCGCCGTCTGACCGGCCGAACGCGCTCGAGCGACCCGATCGCCCATGCGCGGCCCCGACGCCGGCGGTTCGGCGGGCGCCCCGTCCCCCTTCTCACTTCCTGGGCGTCCGCACGGCGCCGTCCCTTCGCTTCACCGGGTAAAGACGATGAACACCGACGAAGAAGTCACTGAAAAGAAAGAACGCGCGACCGTCGTCGTGCCGCTGGATACGCCGCTGAAGCGCGGCGATCAGATCATCAAGGCGGTCACCCTGCGCAAGCCGCTGGGCGGCGCCCTGACCGGCGCCAAGGTGGTCGATCTTCTGAACCTCGACCTGGTCGCCGCCTCCAAGGTGGTGCGCCGGATCTCCTCGCCCGTCATCACCGCCCAGGAGTTCCTGGCGATGGAAGCCGAGGACTGCACCGCCATCGCGGGCGAGATCGCCGGTTTTTTGCTGCAGAAGCGCCAGAAGGCGGAAGCTGGCCTCGAAGCATAGACGACGCCTTCGCCGACATCGCCGCCGTCTTCCACTACTGGCCGTCGCCGACCCCCATGGAAGAGATGACCTTCACGGAGATCCTGGAGGTTCGCGACCGCGCCGTCGAACGCTGGAACCGCATGAACGCGGCTCCGGACCAGCCCCGCTCCCGATAGCCCTCCCCGAGCTTCATGTCCCGCAACCTGCGCCTTCAGCTGATCATGGACGCCGCCGGCAACGCCACGCGGTTCCTGAAGGGCGTGCGCGGCGAAACGGACTCGACGTCCAAGGCGTTGCGGGCGGCGCGCGAGCGCGTCTCGGAACTGCAGCGCGCCTCCAAGGACGTCGCCGCCTACCGGCAGATGACCGACCGGCTCGGCCAGACCCGCGAGTCGCTGAAGGCCGCGCGCGCCGAGGCCGCCCGGCTCGCCCAGGCGCACAAGGCGGCCGCGAACCCGACCAAGGCCCTGACGCGCGCGTTTGAACAGGCGCGCGACCGCGTCCGATCGCTGAAGGCCACCGAGGAAGGCCACGCTCGCACCCTGCAGTCGATCCGCGGTCGACTCGAGTCCGCGGGCCTCTCGACCCGGAACCTGTCAGAGGCCGAAAAGCGGCTTGCCCTTCGCACCCGCCGGGCCACCGACGCCCTCGAGGAGCAACGCTCCAAGCTGAAGGCGCTCGAGGACCGTCAGAACCGCGTGGCGAACGCGCGAACCGCCTACGACAAGCGCCAGCAGTTCGCCGGCACCGCCGCCGGCGCGGGCGCCTCTGCGATCGGGGCGGGCATGGCCGCCGCCGCGCCCCTGGTGGCGGCGTCGGGCGCCGCCGTCACCTTCCAGGACGCCATGCTCGACGTGAAGAAGGTGGTCGACTTCGACACGCCCGAACAGTTCGAGCAGATGAACCGCGACGTCCTGCAGCTTTCCGCGGATCTCGGCCTGCCGGCGGAAGGTATCGCCCAGATCATCGCGGCGGCCGGTCAGGCCGGGATCGCGCGTGAAGAGCTCGAAGGTTTCGGCCTGGACGCCGGCCAGATGGGCGTCGCCTTCGGCACGACCGCCGACGACGCCGGCGAGAAGATGGCTACCTGGCGCACCGCCTTCGGCATGACGCAGGACCAGGTCCGCGCCTTCGCCGACCAGATCAACTATCTGGGCGACAACGGCAACGCCACGGCCCTGGCCATCTCCGACGTCGTCACCCGTGTCGGACCGCTGGGCGGCGTCGCCGGCCTGGCCGCCGCCGAGGTGGCCGCCCTGGGCTCGACCATCGTCGGCATGGGCGTCGCCGAAGAGGTCGCCGCTACCGGCATCAAGAACACCATGCTCGCCCTGACCAAGGGCGAGGCCGCCACCAAGGCCCAGCGCAAGGCCTACGCCGCCCTCGGGCTTGAGGCGGAAGGCGTCGCCAAGGCCATGCAGAGCGACGCCGGCGGGACCATCATCGACGTGTTGGAGCGCGTGAAGAAGCTCTCGCCCGAACGTCAGGCCTCGATCCTGACCCAGCTGTTCGGCTCGGAATCTGTCGCGGCGATCGCGCCCATGCTGACGCAGCTGGACGTGCTGAAGACCAACCTGAAGGCGGTTGAAGACGCCGAGACGACGGCCGGGTCGATGGCGACCGAGTTCGGCAACCGCATGTCCGGCGCCAAGGGCGCGATCGACCAGGCCACCCACGGCCTCAGGGGAGCCGCAATCGCCGCTGGGACTGCATTCCTTCCTCTGATCCGTGAGGTTGCTCTGCGCGTCGGCGCAACCTCTAAGCGCCTGACCAAATTCGCCCAGGCGCATCCGCGCGTCATCCAGGTCGTGGGAGCCCTGGTCGGCATCGTCGCCGCCGGGCTGCTGGTCTTCGGCGGCCTGGCCCTGGCGGTCGCCGCCGTCCTCGGCCCCTTCGCCCTGCTGCAGTTCGCCCTGGCGGGGGCCGGCGCCTTCTTCGCGCCCCTGCTGGCGGGCCTCGGCGGCGCCATCGCCTCCACCTGGGCCTTCACCGCCGCCCTGCTGGCCAACCCCATCACCTGGATCGTGGTCGGCGTCGTCGCCCTCGCGGCGGCCGCCTTCCTGATCTATCGCAACTGGGGCGCCATCAGCACCTGGTGGGAGGGCGTCTGGACCCGCATCAAGGAGATCGGCGGCGCAGCCGTTCGGGGCCTGATCAGCGTCTTCATGACCTTCACGCCCGCCGGCCTGCTGATCCAGGCCTTCCAGCGCGTCTGGCCGGCCCTGCAGTCGCTTGGGCCGAAGTTCCGCGAGTTCGGCGGCCAGTTGATCATGGGGCTGATCAACGGCCTGCTCGGCGGCGTCCCCAACCTGATCCGCGCCGTGATGGGCGCCGGCGGCAAGCTGATCACCGCCTTCAAGGAACGCCTGGGCATTCGCTCCCCGTCGCGCGTCTTCGCCGGCCTGGGCGACGATACGGTCGCCGGTCTCGCGCAGGGTCTGACCCGATCGTCCGGGGACGCCGTCAGCGCGGTCGCGCGCGTGGGCGCCGGCATGACGGCCGCCCTCGCCGTCGGAACGCCTGGCGCGCCGTCCCTCGCCTTTGACAGCGGCCCGCGCATCGGCGTCGCGCCCGTGCCGGCCGCATCCGCGCTGCCGGCGACGCGCCCCTCGATCGGCAGCGTGACCATCCACGTGAACGCCCAGCCTGGGCAGAGCGCCAGGGACATCGCGCGCGAGGTCGCCGAGATCCTGAACAGCCCCAACCTAGGCGAGCTGGGCGACGAACCCGGAGATTTCGACTGATGGCGATGATGGCGCTGGGGCTGTTCGTCTTCGACCTGCCCACCCTGACCTATCAGCAGCTGGAGCGGCGCACGTCGTGGCGCCACGCCTTCGGCGAGCGCGTCGGCGCGCGCCCGGCCGGCCAGTTCCTGGGCGAAGGCGATGACGACATCACCCTGACGGGCATGCTCGCGCCCGTCGCCTTCGGTGACGCAGGCAGCCTGGATGACCTTCGAACCATGGGGAAAAGCGGCGAGGCCTGGCCCCTGGTCGACGGCGCGGGCCGCGTCTACGGCGCCTTCGTCATCATCAGCCTAGACGAGACGCAGCGGTCGATCATGGACAACGGCGTCCCCCGGATCTCGGACTTCACCCTGTCCTTGAAGCGGGTCGATGACGACCTGGGCGACGAAGGCGCTGCGCCGTGACGGGCCGCGCCTATCACCCGCAGGCGGTCTGGCGGCTGGTGGTCGACGGCGTCGACATCGGCGCCCAGGTGACGCCGCGCCTGAACAGCCTCGAGCTCACCGAAAAGCGCGGCGCGGACGCGGACGAGCTCTCGATCGTCCTCAACGACCACGACGGCCAGCTGGCCATTCCGCCGTCGGGGGCTGTCATCAGCCTGGCGCTCGGCTGGCGCGAGCCCGGATCCGCCGCGGCGCCCGTCCTGATCGACAAGGGCCGTTTCAAGGTCGACCAGCGCGGTCACTCCGGCACGCCGGACATGCTGACGATCCGCGCCCGATCGGCGGATCTGACCCGCGCCTTCAGGAAGCGCCGGGCGCAAAGCTGGTCGGAAACAACCCTGGGCGGCGTGCTGGCCGAGATCGCCGGAAGAAACGGCCTGCAGTTGCGCTGCGCGCCGGACAAGGCCGCCCTGGACGTCGTCCATCTGGCCCAGAGCAACGAGAGCGACGCCGCCCTGCTGTCCCGTCTCGGCCGGATGCATGACGCCGTGGCGACGGTGAAGGCCGAGCGCCTGATCTTCATGGCCTGCGGCGCCGGCCAGAGCCCCGGCGGCGCGGATCTCGGCCTGGCCCGGATCACGCGTCGCGACGGCGACCGTCACAATTGGGAAGAAGCCGAGCGGGACGCCTTTTCCGGCGTCATCGCCGAATGGCACGACCGCGCCGGCGGCGAGCGCCGCAAGGTGGTGGTCGGCAGCGAGGACAACGCCAAGAAGCTCAGCCGAACCTACGCCTCGGAAGCCAGCGCCAGGCGCGCGGCCGACACCGAGTTCAAGCGACTGCAGCGCGCCGCCGCCAAGTTTTCGCTCACGCTCGCGCGCGGCCGGCCGGACATCTTTCCCGAGAAGACGGTCAGCGTGTCGGGCTTCAAGCCCGAGATCGACGCGGCGGGCTGGCTGGTGGTCGAGACGCGCCACAGCCTGAACGCCTCGGGCGGCCTCGCGACCAGCCTGCAGATGGAGCTCGGCGGCTCAGAAACTAGCGACAGTGTTTGACGCACAGGTCTGTCATTGAACAACTTTATCGAGCGTAGATAAGCGAGGCGTGTTATGGAAAACGCAGGGGCGAAGTCGGGATCGGAATCCACTATGCACCAGGGGGCGACCGCTGACGGGCGGTTCAGCACGACCAATCAACCTGCCTGTTTCCAGGGCGGAAAGCGGCCTCGCTACGGCGGCCAGTTCCGGATGAAATGCCCCTACTGCGACGCCCTCGCCAAGGTCCGGGGCAGCGAGCAGATCAGCCCGACCTATCGATCGCTCCGCTTCCAGTGCGTCAACGTCGAGTCCGACGAACCCTGCGGCGCATCCTTCATCGCCTCCCTGGTGATCGAACGCGTCCTGGTCCCCACGGCCCGGCCCCACCCGCGCATCAAGCTGCCGATGGCCGTCCTGCGCCGCCGCTTGCCTTCGGGCGCACCGACTGCTGCGAACGACGCCGAATAGCTGACGCTCCCGAAATTCGCTTTCGACTATACCGGAACTTACCAGCGTCAGTTTTGGGGCATTGGCGGTCTTCGGCATGGCGCGAATCATCCAATATTCAGCCGTGCTCAGGTCTCGGCGGTGCCCATTACCGCTGGGCTTTGGTCACTTCGGCCATGTATGCGAGCCCGACGCCTCTTCGAACTTCGTGAGCTCGGCTCGCAGGGCCGTTGCCGTTTCTGCGTCTCCGAAGATGAGGGCGACCGTGTTGACTGACATCAAACCCCGATAGACGTAGTTCCAGAGATCATAGGCGTGCTCGGGTATGCGCGGCGTTCCGATCATTCCGCGCAGGTGGAAGCGCATTTGAGAACCCCCGCACATGTCCATGATGTGAGGAGAAGCAGCGTGGACGTAGCCCGAATAAGTCTGCTGGACCACACGGAGCGCTTTCATACTGGGATCGTCTTGCGGGGCACCAAGCCTTCGACCCAGCCAGTCACGAATTTCACCGCGCGCGATGTGATAGCGCGCCCTAGTGTTGTCGATAGGCGCGACCCCTTCTTCAAACTCCTCCTGCCAGAAGCTCTTGAGATACTTGCGGTGAAGTTTCACCGTGCCATCCTGAGCCCCGAAGCACAGGAACAAAATGTCCTCGTCTAGCTCATCCAGTGTGCGCTGAATGACGCCCTGCTCCTGAACGTAGCCGTGGGTTAGCAGGAGGTCGCAGGCATTCAGGCCACTGATCTGGCGTGCTAGCTTGAGCAGTATGGCTTGGTGAATGGTCTGCTCGACGTAGCGCAGCGTCACGCCCTTCCCGTGCCTGATCACACGGGGTCGCGGAACCTGCGCCTCCAATTTCCCGAAGCCCGCCTCCATTGCGTCAATGGCTTCACGAAACAGGGCGTGAAGGGTCATCTGGCCTCGGGGATTAATATGGAGAGCACTACCGCTCGGGTACTTCTTACCGGGATAGTGTCCGCTTATCGCCTAGGCGGCAACGTCTGCTTTGCCGCCCTTAGCGGCACTCCCGACCTGACCTGTTAACCGTCGCTGCCAGCCAGCCAGTTCGCCGGCACGTCTAGGGCCTGGGCGATCTTGGCCCACGCCTCGGCCGCCCCCCTCTTCCCTTCCTGGGCTTCCAGCTCCGACAGATAGCTTTGCGCCAGGCCGGCCATCTCGGCCAGCTGCACCTGCGTCAGGCCGCGCCACTTGCGCAGGGCGCGCGGCAGGGTCGCTCCCTTCAGAACGAGACGGGAGACCTCGGCGGGCAGGACGACGTCGCGCCCGGCCTTCAGATCGGCCTTGCGTTCGTCAAACAGGGCGGCGTCACTTCGCATGCACGGCTCGCTTCAACGCCTCGTCGATGCGCGTCTGCCAGCCAGGGCCGCCCGACTTGAAGTGCTCGAGCACCTCGGCCGACAGCCGGATGTTCACCGCCACCTTGGTCCGGGCCTTGGGCGGCCGACCACGGCGCACAGGCTTGCCGCCTTCATTCATTTCGGCCTTGTCGAAGAAGGCCTCGTCCAGTTCAGGCGCGTCGTCAGGATCGATCCAGACGCTCGGACCAGCGCTTTTGCTCTCGGTCATTGGCTTTCCTCATCGAAATAACCCGACGGCCATCAGCCGTCGGCGTCCACACCAGAACCACCATTCGGCCATCCAGCAGACCGGCGGTGATCCAGCGCTCCTCGGCATAGTCGAAACGATCATCGACCATATCCAGGGTCACGCCGGCGAACACCTTGGCCGCGTCCGCGAAGTCGAGACCCCGCTCCTGCAGGGTGACGTCGCGCTTGGCCGGGTCGAAGGTGATCTCCATGAGTTTTTGTAGCCACACTAAAGCGGGAATGCAAGCATTATTGTATCTACAAAAACGCGCTGCGCTCCTGCCCGTACTCCGGCGCTGGCCGCGATGGCGACTAGTCCTTCTCCGTAGCCTCGGCCTGGGCGTCCCGCATGGCCTTCTCGAACTCCGGCAGATCGAGCCCCGCCTCCTCCGCCGCGCCCAGATAGCCCAGCCAGCAGCCCGTCGACAGATCGCGGGCGGTCGACAGCTTCTCCGTCGCATTGGACATAGCCGACGGACGTTGGTCGCCGTCCAGCACCTTGACCAGGGCGTCCATGGCCATCTGCTTCCAAAGCACGGCGTCGCTGCACCGTGACCGCGCGTCCTGCATGGCCTTCTTGACCTCGCCCTTCGCGCTGCGCGGCGCTCGGATGCTCGACATCTCCGACCAAGCCGAACGGCAGACCTCCGCCGCCGATTTCGTCGGTCCATAGGCCGCATAGGCGTTGCCCGACCCCACGACTTCGCCGGCGCGCCGGACTGCGACGTCGCAGCGTTCCATCTTGACCTTCACGTCCGACCAGACCGAGTTGAACTCGGCCTGGGTCATGCCGGCCGGGCGAACCTCAACAGGTTTCGCCTTCTTCTCCTCGGTCGCCTTCGCCTCTCGCGCTTCCCTCTCTACCCGGCCGGCTTCCGTCGCGGCCGCGAATCCGGGGTCAGCCGACGCGCTCATGATGCTGCCGCCGACGCAGCCGGCCATCGAGCCGAGGATGATGAAAGCCCCGATCAGACGCTTGCGGACCTTCATCCAGGCCTGCGGCCGGATGACGTTCACCACGCCCAGAATGAACACGATGAAGCTGACGAAGATGATGAAGCCGGCGAACGCCTGCATGAGAGCCCCCTATCGGTATTGAAGCTGGGCCATGCCTCGAGTCCGCCCGTTACGCAACACCGATACGCGAGCGCCGCCCCCGCTCGTTCCCGCCCGGCCCCCACGCGCGCCCTCCCCTTGCCTGCCTGGACGCCCAGCGGCGTCATCTGCGCCGCTTCCGTTGCGCCGAACCGTCAAACCGTTGCGCGATCGGCCGAAACCGTTGCCCTGGCGCCGTAGCCGCGGGCGCTGCGGCCGCCCCCACGCGCGCGAAAATCGAAACCCCTCGCCCTTCGCAGAGCCGACGACGCCGACCCCATACAGCAACGGCCGCCGTCCCTGCGGGCGGCAGCCGGGTTGATCCGGGGGCGAGCACTGCTCGCCCGCAGTCTGGTCTGCTGGTTTTCCACCGCATTTGGCGGCTTCGATCTCGGGATTTATGTGGTCGGCCGACTAGGCCGACGCCATTTTCCCTTCCTCATCATGTTGTCGACCGCCTAGGTCGACGCCTTTTAATGATGGGAGCCGGGATTCTCAGACCTCAGGTGATTCACGTAGGGGTCTGCGGCTTACACCCGCGCCGGACCAGGTCCTGGAAGAGGTTGTCGCCGTATTTGTCGAGGGCGCTCATGAGCCCAGGATTGGCCGTGTAGGCCTTTTCTTCCTTCGATTGGGAGGGGGGCCAGGGCGACAGTCGCGCCTCTGCAGCAGCCTCCGCAGCGGCCGGAATGGTCAGGACATAGGCGTTAGTCGTCTGGCGCACCTGCGGCCCGCGGACGCCCGGCCGACCCGTCTCGACATAGCGGCGCTGCCACGTCAGGAAGCCGTGCCGCTTCAGCTGCTCTTTCCAGGCGTGGATGGACTTCGCCGGAACGTTCAGGGCCTCGCCCAGCCACTCAGCCGAGGGCTCGAGCCGCCCTTCATACCGCGCCGCCACGGCGACCAGGACCTCCATCAGGCGGATGGCGCCGAAGCTGATCCCGCCCTTGTCGCCCATGACGCCGGGCCGCGGCGCGGCGCCCGTTCTCTGCCCTTTCCGACGGAGATGTTCGGCGTGGATCCGCAGCGCCAGCAGCAGCCGCCGCCCCCGCGTCCAGGAAAAGTGCGTCCACCAGCTGCGCCGCACCGGCTTGCTGTTTCGGCGGACCTTGTCGCCTGTCCGGCGGTGATGGGGCTCTCGGCGGCCGACGCCCTCGATGGCGATCGCGGCGGCGCTCATGACGCGGCGTCCATTGCGGCGCGCGCCCCGGCGATGCTGGCCTCGGCGCGCTGAAGGAACGGCTCGATCTTGGCCTTCTCGTTTTCGGAATAGTGATGGTCCTCGCCCGCCTTGCGGATCAGCGCCTGGGCCATGGCCATCGCCTCGGCCCCTTCACAGGCCTCGCTGATCGCGCATTCGGCCTCGGTCGGCGCCAGCGTCGCCTGCATCAGCGCCTGACTGTAGATCTTCTTCTGGCAGTGTTGCTCCAGCAGGAAGATCGCGCCCACCGGCATGGTCTTTCCGCCGTCGCGCTTGCGACAGGCGTACATGACCGTCCGGCCGACGCTGTGCGGGGTCTCTTCCAGAATATCGACGCATTTGTCCGCGCCGCCGCAGGCATCCTGCAGAGCGCGCGCGAGGTGCGCGTGTTGCCGCGTGTTCAAGTGGATTCGCTCCTTGCGAATCCGCCTGACGAAGCCGGTCTCAGGACGCAGACATGCATTCGCTCCGGCGGTTCAGGGCCGGGCGTTGGCAAAAGGCGTCCCGATGACCGTTCGTCAGACGGCCATGGTTGGCTTGATTGAGGGCAAGGGGGCCGCGCGCGCCGTCGCTGGCGTCGTCGCTCCGCTCCGCAGAATTCCGTCCCCGGCGTCATGCGGGCGCGGCGCGACCCGGCCGTCAGGCGGGCTCGCGATCGTTGCCGATGTGGTGGGGGCGCTGGCCGGGCCGCGTCGGGTCGAGAAGGCGGCGCCTTCTGACCGCGGCCCAGCGTCACGTGCGCTAGGAGGCCCCGCCGCGCTCGCGGTCCAGGGCGAGCCGCTTCAGCAGCTGGCGCAACAGGGCGTTCACCCGCGGCGCGAAGGCGCGACGCGGCAAGGCTTCGTTAAGCCTCGGAACGAATCGGAAACCGTCTTGGGAAGGCTCGGCCGTCTGCGCGGCCAGGGGGGCGAAGGACCGCGTCAGCACCGCGTCCCTGCGAACTCAGGGGTAAGCCCGTCGGCGCGACTTAGGGAGGGGGCATTGAGCGCCGCGCCGACGAGCGCCTCCGCTGCAATACTCGCAGCGGCGACCACGGAGCCGCGTTGGGTCGAGAAGGCGGCGGCGCCTTCTGACTGCGGCCGATGGGAAATGGAACGTCCGGCGCGACGCGTGGTCTGGCCGGTGGCGCCGGACGTTCCGGCCTCCCCCCTCATGGCGGGCAGGGGGAAGCATGGGGAGGGCGCGCCGCTACTCATGGCGGGGCGCCGGAATGAAGATGGGGCCTCGCGCGTCACCCTCGCGCAGGTGGCGTTCGAGTGCGGCGAGTTCCTCGGGCGGCAGAGGCGGGATGCAGAGCGTCAGACGCGGGTGCTGGGCGAGATCCAGCACCAGGTCCTGCGGATCGGTCTGCAGATCCTGAGCGCAGACCTCCAGGCACACGCCAGCCTCCAGGCAGGCCTGATAGCCGCAGTCGTCGCAGAACCTGGACATTCCCCCCGGCGCCATCGCTATGCCGCCTCTGGGAAGGCGTTGACCGATAGGCGCAACCCGCCGTCGCGCATCATGGACACGACGGCGGGCGCCTCTACCTTGGCTGTTTCCACACACCCCAAGGAGAGATTCGGATGTCGTTTGAACTGGACGCGCGCGTCACGGCGCTCGAGGCGCGCGCCGAGGCCGTCGAGATTCTGCTGGCCGAAGTGTTCGGTCAGTTCAGCGCCAGCATCGAACATGATGTCGCTGGCTTCCAAGCCGGTCTCGACGATATTTGTCGCAAATACCGGATTGATGACGAAGAGGCCGATGCTGGCCGTCGTGACGCTGCCATCGTCCTTCTGCGTATCATCGACGCCTACAACGGGAAGGTCTGCGACTGGGATCGAGCTACCCAACTGCAGCACTCCTGATTACGGCCGCCAGGCGCCTCATCGGTTGTCGGCGGCGCTTGGCCTCCCATGCCCGAACTTCATCACGTCGCGGAGCGATAAGGTCTCCAACGCCGCTGCCGAAGGCGTATCGAGACATCAGCGCAAGATCTTCGACGTCCATTTTAGAGGACTGCTGAGCGAACCGTTCTGCAAGGCTAGGGCCGTCCACCAGACGGTCACGCAGGCCTTGGGACACGACACAGTCGATAGCAGCGTCGGCAAGCTGCTCGGCCTTAAGCAAGTCGGCACTGAGAGCGCGCCTGCGGATCAGGCTCACCGCATTGCCGATCAGTACGCCCAAACCCGCACCGGCGCCGACGTAGAGGAATATGTCGACGCCGTTCACGCCCCCGCCTCCGGCCCATCAAGCGTCGCCGCTGGGACCTGGCCGGCAGTCCAGTTCTGGATGCGCAGAGCCACATTGAGCGACGGGCGTCGCTTGCCGAGGCGCAAACGCGTGACATACGGCCGCGAGACCCCGAGCGCTTGGGCGGCCGCCAAGTCGGTAAGGCCCTCCGCTCGCATGTATTCGCCCAACGTCATGGGCCGAGATGTGCCCCACAGACACATTTCGAGTCAAACGATTTGTGTCTGGTTGAGCCTCCCCGCCACGCCTGAGCTCGGGAAAGATGGCTCATGAGCTCCGAGCCCAGACACCTCATCCGAAAATGGCGCGAACACGCCAAGCTCACCCAGGCGCAGATGGCAGAAGCGATCGGATACGAGCGCTCCTACTACTCCCGCGTCGAGAACGGAAAACGGGGCTACGATCAGGCCATCCTTGAAAAATTGGCCGCGGAACACCGCTGCACCCCAGCCGATTTACTCTCGCGCGATCCGTCAGTTGCGCCGGATTTGAGCGCTATCCTAAGAGACCTGAACCCGGAAGACCTCGTTCGCCTAACGGAAATTGCGCGCGCCCTAAAGGACGTCGCGAAGCCATAAGGCGCTCGTAGCCAAGGGGAAAACTCCAAGGCTCAACGGCGCCGACGAGACTTGAGAACGCGCCCACCACGGCCCGACGCAGGCCCGGTCAGATTCGCACGAACGAAGGCTCAGCCAGCAAAAGTGCCACACAGGCACTTTTTTCATTTGCCAATCTTGTGTCTCACTGACACATTCCTCCTGACGTTGAGCAGGGGGAGCAAATGCCCGCAACCGCAACAATGCAGATCGACGGGGGTCGCCATAGGGGCGCCCTCGCCCACTTCACCGTAAAGCCCAGCCGTTCCGGCTGGACCGTCGGTCGCCTGTCCGCCCTTCGCGAACTGGCCCATTCTTTCCGCGGCGATCTGAGTGAAGTCGCCGCCGCCTTGGGCCGCGACAGGGCCGACTGTGACATCGCCCTGAACGCCCTCCTCGGCCGTACCCCGACCCAGGCCCTGCAGGCGCTCGGCTGTCGCCAATGACCCGCAGAAATCCTGCGGCCGTCCCGCCACTTTCTGGCGGGCTTCCCGCCGCTTTTTGTCGTGTTGCCGGACGGCTCATGAACCAAGCGCGATCAAACAACGAACTTTGGGCGGATCGTCCTACCCCACTCACTGTCTTCGAGGAGGCTGACCGGTGAACATCCGAACCCTCATTTCAAAAATGGAGGCCCTGGCTTCGCCGGACGCTGAAGTCTTCTTCAGCGACGATAGCGGCCAGACCTACGCCATCGGCGGCGGCCTGCTGGACGCCGAACCCGGCACTGGCAGGATCGGCCTGATCCTGACGGAAGAGCCCATCGTCACCGAGGGCGGCTTCTGATGGCCGACCACCACCACCTTCCGAACGACACCGCGTTCGACGCCAGCCCCGATGTCCTGACCGCCACGGCGCAGGGTCGCCTGCGCGCCATCATCGAGCGCCTGGAGCGCCTCGAGGAGGACAAGCAGGCCGTCATGCTCGACATGAAGGAGGTCTTCGCCGAGGCCAAGGGCGAGGGCTACGACGTGAAAGTCCTCCGCAAGGTCCTGCGCATCCGCAAGCAGGACAAGGCCAAGCGCCAGGAGGAGGAGGCCATCCTCGACCTCTACCTCTCCGCCCTGGGAGAGGTCTGATGTCCGCCCCGCAACGCAGCCCGCTCAGCTGGCCCGCCCATCGTCCGCGGACGCCCGCCTATCGCCGCCAGAACGGCAAGTTCAGGCAAGGCGGCGGCGCCATCACCGTCGCCGGCGCCATGGATCGCGTCGAAGCCGAGATCCACCGGCTCGGCGGCATCAACGCCCTGTTGTCGTCCAACCTGGACCTTCGCCTCGACGGTCGGCCGCGCAGCGGCGGCTCGCGCCCGGCCGACCCCGGCGTCTGCCTCTATTTCACCCTGAAGGCCGAGCCCTTCGCCCTCGCCTGCGACACCTATACCGAGGTCGCCCAGAACATCGCCGCCCTAGCGGCGCACCTGGACGCGACGCGCGCCATCACCCGGCACGGCGTCGCCTCGGCCGCCGAGACGCTGCAGGCCTTCAGCGCCCTGCCGCCTCCAACGACCGCGCGCAGCTGCTGGGCCGTTCTCGGCCTGACCCGCGACGCCGTCATGGCCCTGCCCGCCAATGTGCGCGCCGCCGCCATCAGCGAGGCCTGGCGCAGCCTGTCGCGCGAAACCCACCCCGACGCCGGCGGCGACGAGGCGGCCCAGGCCGAACTGAACGCCGCCCGCGCCGAAGCCCTTAAGGAGATCACGCCTTGAGTCAGTCCCACAACATCGCCGGCAGCGAGGCCTTCGACGCCCGCCGCCCGGTCCAGATCCGCGAACTGCCCCGTCGCAAGCCGCGCCTGTCGACGGTGGCCGGCTGGTATGTCGGCGCCCTCCTGATCGGGGGCGGCGTCTCCCTGGTCGACGTGGTGATCGGCGCTCCGGTCTGCCTGGGCGCCGTCCTGATCATCTTCGCGGTGCTGTGGCTGCGCGCATGAAGATCGACCGCCCCGTCCTGTTCCGCGCCGCGCTGATCGCGGCCGTCGCTTACCTCCTCGTCTTCCTGCTGCTGAAAGGTCGCTTCTGATGGCCGGTCGCACCCGCTCCGACATCGACATCGAGATTGGCCGTCGCCTGCGCCAGGCGCGCCTCCGCCTGGGCCTTACCCAGAACGAGGTGGGCAAGACCATCGGCGTCACCCACCAGCAGATCCAGAAATACGAGCACGGCGAGTCGCGTCTGACCCTGTCCGCGCTCGCCCGCCTGCGCAGCGTTCTGCGCATCGAGGCCGACGATCTTCTGCCCCCGCTGCGCAACGACGGCAGCGCCATCCCCGACCCGGTCGCGGCCATGGGCCAGACCATCACCGGCGTCCACCTGGCCGACATCTTCGGCCGCATGACGCCTGCACATCAGCTGAACCTGTTGAACGTCGCCAAGGCGATCGACACCGCCGCCCAGCCGGCGACCTGAAGGAGTCCCCCAATGACCGAACGCCTGAACAAGCGCCAGCGCGCCAAGGCCCTTACCCGCCAGAAGGTTCTGGACGCCGCCCGGAAACTCTGGGCGACGCCTGGCTCCTATGAGCGCGGCACCATCCGCGCCATCGCCCAGGAAGCGGGCATGTCGACCGGCGCCATCTTCGCGAACTTCGAAGACAAGGCCGCCCTCTACGCCGCCGCCTTCGACACAGATCACGCTGCAGGCGATAGCGTCCTCTCGCGCGCGGCTCCCGAGCTGTTCCAAGCCCTGCAGGACCTGGTGGATATCCGGCCAGAGGTTTCGAAGGGTGACGACGCCTTCGCAGCGCAGACCTGGCGCATCGCCGAGGCCCTGCTCGAGCGGGTGAAGGACCAGCTCCTGGAGGAACAGGCCGACGCCGAGGCGAGCCAGACGCCTGCCGCCGCCCCTTCAGCCGTCGAGCTCGCCGCCGCATGGTAGGTCTCAACCCCACCCCAGGCCACCACGAGCGCCTGATCGAGGCGGGACTGCAGCCGTGACGGCCTTTCTGATCGCCCTGGCCTTGGCGGTCGTTCTGATCCGCACTCGGGCGCGCTCATGAAGCGGATCTCTGAAACCTCCCACAAGGTGCGCAGCGGCTGCCGGGACTGCCATGGCGACCGTGCGCACTGGCTCGGCCGGAACGCCCTGGCCATGGCCGCCCGGCACCATGACCGGACCGGTCACCAGACCTGGTGCGAGCAGGAGCTCCGCACCGTCTACGGCGCGGCCGGCCCGGCCCATCCCGACCTGTTTCAGGAGACGACGTCGTGATCATCGACCTCCGCCGCGCCATCATGAACCGCGCCTGCGCCGCTCTGGGCGACCCGCGCGCCGCCGCGCTTGGCCGGGCTTTCTATCTGCAACCAGGCGCCGCCTGGATCCTCGCCCGCATGGAAGAGGAACCGGCCGTCCTCACCCGCTCGGCCATCCAGCGCCGCCCGCGCAGCAGGTTCGCCATCCTGCGCCACGTCCAGGCCACCGGCCCGTTGATCGAGGAGATCGCCCAGACCCTCGGCCGCGACGCCATCCTGACCGAGCCGGACGGCTACCGCCTCACCCCGCTCGGCCGTATTCGCATCCGCAAAGCCCTCAAGGAGCCAGTGCTGTGACCGCCGCCCTGTTCCCGCCCGGCCATCCCCGCCATATCCCTGAAGCTTGGCCCGCGCTGCTCAGCCGCGACCAGCTGCGCGCCTATGTCGGTGGCATGAGCGACGAAACCTTGTCGAAGGTCTGCCCCGTCGCGCCGGTCGAGCTGGGAGCCAACCTGCTTCGCTACCCTCGCGACCAGGTCGACCGCTGGGTCGCTGGCCTGCAGCCCCGCCCCGGCGGATTGCGAAAAACGCCGGGCGAGACGAAGATCGAGCAGGCCGAGCCCGACGAACCGATCGGAGCCGGTGATCATGCCGCCCGCGCCCTGGAGCGCATCAGGGCGCGCGCCAAGGGGAGTCGCCGTTGTCGGACGACGGACTGATCAAGGTCAAATACGTCCAGCGCCAGAAGGCGGCGGACGGAAGCGACCTGCTGTATTTCCGCAAGGGCGGCTATCGGGAAGGGCCGCTGAAGGCGGCGCTCGGAACGCAGGCTCTGAAGGACGAAGTGCAGCTGATCCTGGACAGGATCGCGAAGATCGAGCTGGCCAACTCGACGCCGCGCCCAGGCACCGTCGGCGGCATGCTGAAGGCCTACAGGAAATCCAGCGACTTCATCACCCTCGCCCAGATCACCCGCTCGGGCTACGAAGACTACATCGAGGAGCAGATCGCGGACATCGGCGACGTCCTCCTGGGCGAAGTCACCCGTTCCTGGATTATTGGTCTGCGCGACGCCTGGGCGCTGCGCGGCCACAACGCCGCGAACAAGCGCATGCAGGTGCTGAAGAACGCGCTGGCGCCTGCCATCCTGGACGAGAAAGACACCCGCATCGAAGGCGACCCCTTCCACAAGGTGGCCAAGGTCAAGCGACCACATGCAGCGGGCGAGGCGAATCCCGCCTGGCACGATTACGAAGTCACGGCGGCGATCGAGGATGCGATCGCGCGGGACACGCCCGGCCTAGCTCGCGCGATCGCCCTGGGCCGTTACGGCGGCTTCCGGCGCGGCACCATCTGCAACCTGCCGCTTCACGCCCGCACGAAAGGTTATGACAAACATGGCGAACCCGAGCGTCGCCTCTATTGGCTGACCGAGAAACGGATCGTCCTGGCCGACAAGCGGGAAGACGCTCGACTGACCGACATCCTCGCCCGCACCCCCAACCGCGCCTTCACGGTGGCCTACAACGCCAAGGGGATGAAGTGGAAAGAGCGCCAGCTGAACCAGGCCGTCGAGCGCCTGATGAATCGTCTCGCTCGCGCCGGGAAAGTGCGCGCCGCGACGGATGACGACGGCAAAGTCTACTGCCCGCTCACCATCCACGGCCTGCGCCATGCGCGGGGCGTGGAGCTCGCCCTGGCGGGCGCCTCGGACAGCGAGATCATGTCTCAGCTGGAGCAGACCTCAGAAGCCGCCGCGAAGATCTATCGCCGCCAGGCCAACCGCCGGAAGCTGGCCGACGCCGCCCAGGACAAGATCGACAACGTCATCGAGATCCAGAAGCGCGGAAAGGCCAAGAACGCGGGGTGA